GAACTAAGTACTCACGCACCCCCTCATCGGTCATAAACGCCTTTCTAACCCACACACGTAACGCCCTAACCATTTCCTGCAACCATTCAAATTCTGCATCGGTAAGCCAATCACTTGAAGCGGTATATTGACGTGTGAAATCCACCTGCGCATTAAATCGTGAGTAGTTGGTTGGTTCTCCGTACTGGGTTATGATGCTTGTTTGGTTGAAGTTCAAATACGGCTTACTTGCTTGTACCCGTTCAATGGTTTGGGTTTCTCGATTCGTCTTTGTAAATACGTAACTATCTACCCCACCAAGTTGATTTTCGAAATGGATTTCAGTAGGTTCAAAACGTGAGCAATCTTCGTTCAAGTAAACAAACTGCTCGATAGCCGTTACATCAACGCCGTCAAAATTTGAAGGTTGAACGGAATAGTAACCACCATTTGAAGGGAAATCAACTGAACCATCCAATGAATCGCTCGTAATACCAGCGCTCAAATTGTAAACGTCCAAAGGCATGAACGGAGCGCCAACCATTTGCGCATCGTTTAACTCCGCAGGAACGCTGTTATGTTGCGCCCAGTTAGGCGTCTTGATTGAAAACTGCCTAACTTGACTACCATTACTTAGGTAATACGTGTAAATAACGTAATCGTAATTCGCAGTCGTTTGGCTCTTGCAGTTGTAGTAAATGTTTCCGCTTTGCTTATAGGCATTCGTGCTTATTGCCTTGGTTGATTGTGGGCGGTTAGTTAATGGTAATACCGCTAAATTGCTCGTTGTAATTCGATATTCATTTGCATAAACGTAATACCACTGCGCAAACTTAAACGTATCAAACGCACCATTCCAAACCGTGATCGTATTACTATCTACCGAGTTGGCAGGCGCACTCGTGTATTCTTCAACAAATTCAACCTGTAATAAAGCTATTTGAGAATCGCAACCGAAGGCATCAGGAGGGTTAATGCCATCGCCAATTATGGGCGTAATATCAAAGAAACCTCGTACTAATTCCTGCACGTTGAACACCGCTCTGTTTGAGTTCAAAGCGTTTGGGAATGCTTTTAATTTAGCTACCATGTTTCCATTTATAGAAACATTTGCAACGTACTTAAAATTTGGTTGCGCTACGTTTGTTGAACTAACTACAAACACAATCGGATTTCCCCCAGGTGTGTATTCAGTTGGTTGTTGATTTATCGTTATTGCCATATCATTTAGGTAGTAAAACTGCCGTGAACGCTTGGGCGGTCATTTCTGCAACCCGTTGCGTCAAATCATTTAATCTGTTTTCTGTAAGTGTTGGTTGAACGAATGGATGGGCGTAAGTACCTCGTTTATAAATAGAACGCCTAACACGTGAAGCAAACGAATAAACGTCTTTCTTACCGCTTGCAAGTGATTTGAACTGAACCCATTTAACCATATCCTCCAAACGTGGATATTCTTTAACCGTGAATGGTGAGTTCGGTGCTTTCGTGCTTTCCTGTGTTCCCTTTTGCCCGTACTCTAATAGCTTCCAATATGCAGGGGCTTCGATTTCAACGGCGTAATCTTTGCCGAATCGCTTAATAGGTGCAACAACTAACGATTGTTGAAGATTTCCCGTAGCACGGCTTTTATTCGCATCTATCTTATCCCTGAATAGTTTTATTTGTTCGTTACACCATTCAACGATTTCCTTTTCGACTCCCTCAAACGCAAGATCAACATTGCCAGTACCAATGTCCTCAATACCTGCTTTGAATGATCCACTAACATCTTGAAACTCGATAAATGCCATACTTATTAAATGGGCAAATCAAAAATGTTACCTAAGTTTAGATTGGCGTTTTACCTCAAATGCTTCATGCTTACTTTTCTCTACTTGGTAACTGGCATAGTTCAAGAACTCAATCGCAGGTAAATCGAAAATCGCATCCCACTTCAATACGTCGTTTCCTGCCAATCTATCAACTACAACTATCCATCCGTATTTTTCTGTGAATCCTGTGCCGAGGTCAGGTCTTCCATTTCCTTCGTCATCTCCTTCAACTGCCCGTCCAAATAGGTTGGTAAATCGTCGAGTAACCTCAACCAACTGCCCAAAAAAAAAGCGGACAACCCTAACGCTTCAACGGCAAGCATCTTTTCCTGTACGTCCTTCGCCCTCTTTGCGTGTAACTTACCATTGTACTTTTTAGGATACCAACCAAATTTACATTCTTGCAAAAGCGATGCAACGCACAAATGAAGGTTATCAATACTCTTTTCTTTATCCTTAGTCCATTCGCTTAACTCCACATATTGAGCGGTGGTAATTTCGTCAAAGAAACGTGTAACAAAATAACGCTTTCCATTTACCTTAACCCATGCCTTGAATGGTTTGAATGGTTCGGTGTTTAACTGCTTTGCAATCGCTTCATATCGGGTGCGTAATTCAATCGGGGTGTAATTATCCACCGCATCGAAGCCGTTATTTTCAACGATAGCCACAACGCTACGCATATACTCCCACCCTTCCAAGTGATTAAGATTGTTCAAAAGTTGGTACTGCTGTACGGTTAGTTTCTTCCAAATGTTATTTGATGCCATAAATACCTCTATTTTTTTCTGCTAATTTATTCAATGCTAAATACCTCAAAGCGTCCATTCCGTGATTGAAGGAATCGATTGGTACGTTTGTAGCGTTCCCGTCCTTTTCCTTCCATTTGTAGGCGTTTAGTTCTTTGATTAGGTTCGCACTTCTACTGGTTACGTTTATTCTAAATCGTTTCAATATATCGATTCCATTTAGGATGCTGTCCTTCCCTTTATTTGCTCCTTCAATCCTCCAACCCATGCGCCGAAGTTCCTCAATGCTTTTCGGCTCTGCGGAATCCGCAACGATTGAAACGCTCTTGCTTATTCCCGATTGCGTAAAGTAAACGCTAATATCTTGGTTGGTGTATCCTTTATGGTACAAAAGTTCGTCAATGATTAACTCGCCATTGTATCGGTACACCATTACGCAGGCGGTTGGGTCGTTGGTAAATCCAAAGTCCAAACCCATACCGATAACCTCCGCATCGTTTGGTATTGTTCCAATCGTTCCCCAATTTCGGTAGATTAACCCTTCAATCTTACCAGTCATCCCACGGGCGTACACCTTCCAAAGTTCCTCATCGTCTTCACGTAACGCTTCGATTTTCTTACGGATAACATCAGGTAGGAATGGGTTGTGGCGGTGGTCGGAAATGATTAACTCCGTTCCTTCCTTTCCTATCAATTTATCATGTACCCAAAAACGAGCGTTCGGGTTATAGTCAATGTAAACCTGCTTCTTGGTTCGCATGGCTAACTCGGAGTAGATTTCAAAGCTAATCCCGTTGGCTTCATTCAAAAAGAAATAATCACGCTTTCCGCTCTTTGCATCTTGGGAATCTTGGTAACTTTTGAACTCGATTATTGAGCCATTGTGAAACGTAAAAATGCGGTCGCTTGCATTGTACCCTTTTATCCAACTTTGAATATCCTGGGAACTTGCAACGATGCTTTGCATATCACGGAGGGCACCGCTCTTTAAGTTAGGAACGTCCTGACCTACCACGCTTATTACTTGGTCGGGTTGATTGATTGCTTTCAAACAAAGAACTTGGAGAATGGAGTAAGTTTTGCCTGAACTTGTACCCCCTTGGTTCACCACTACCTCGGCAATCGAATTGTAATTGCGCTCAAAAATTACCGAAGTTTGAAACATCAATCCAAAATTATTGCATCCTCGGAATCTGCTAAATTAACCGAACTTGGAACTATACCGATTTGAATGTTTGCTTGTGGCATGGTTACGGTTTGATCTACGGTTTCTTTTGGTTTGCCATAAACCCTATCCATCAATACTTCGAGCAAATGAATCGAACCACGTTCGTAATCACGGGTGGCTTTCTTTGCAATCATGGAAATCCAAAAAGGTGCTTGGTCGTTCTTTGCCACGTTCATAAGTTCCTCCCGTGTCATTGCTAAAATTCCGCTTATGATTTCGTTTGCTTGGGAGTGCGAAAGTCCGAGGTTGAACTCCTGCAAAAATACATCTTTCACCACGTTGCGCAATAATTTAGGTCTTC